ATACTATATATGACATAGCAGTTAAAGTGAATAAAGTAAATACAAAAAAATGGATTTTTCACATATACCTAGACCATGACCTGATTGGTACTGTAGAAGATAAATCTCCAATAGTTAATGGAGTGTCTACAAATATCTCACTCTTTACTCGTGGCTCTTCCGAACTAATGTTTGATAATGTGTTTGCAATAGATACAATAAACAAAAACTTAACAAAAGATGTGGTAAAGAGTGCAGAAATCTTTGATAGTTCTATTACATCAAATATATCCTATAGCAAACATGCTCTAGGACCAATAATTGTAGGAGGCTTTTTGTCAAAAATATCTCCATCAAAAATATTGGAGAACCAGATTTACTACGAAGAGTTTGGAACTATTATGAGAGAGTGTTCTTATTTTAATGTAAAGTTTGACAAAGCCTATCCAGCATTGCGTTCTATAATTTCACCAGTTCATCAATCATTAAGTGGTTATGTTGTTACTGGATATACTGCCACACCATACCGTGCAGAATTTTTAATTTTTAACACAACAGACTTTGCCTTAGACCTAGGTGGAGGAAAAGACAACTCTACGCAACTTAGTATTCAGGGAGTAGGCTTTACTCAAGAAACAGCAAAAGACTTAACTGTTGATGAATTCTATGGCAATAAGAGTGTTTTTGCAACAAATCAAGATTACACCAAAAACTATAAAGATAGATATACAGATATTAAAAACAATAGATTAGCCTATGGCTCAAAAGCATTTACAATAGATTCTATTTATATCCAAAGTGAAGATACCGCAAAAGAATTGATGGACTATACTATTAAAAAAATATCTAAGCCAAGAAAAGCAGTTGGTGTCAAGGTGTTTGGTATGCCAATTATTCAGTTAGGTGATTTAGTAAATTTCCACTATGCCACAGAAAAAGTTTTGCCAGATGAAACAACAGTTACAGTTCCTTTACCTAATTCAGTTACCGATAATAATTTTGTTGTTTATGCAATTGAACACCAGACAGCAGAGCAAGGTCCGTCAACAACTTTATTTTTAAGTGAGGTCGTATAATGCCTATTTTTCCTCCTCCACCACCACCACCAAATTTTAGACCATCTGTAAGACCTAGAGGTAATGGAATGACCGCAGATGAAAAGAGCACGTTTGCAAGAGAGCGTCATCTTTTTCAAAATACTGACGGTACTTGGAATAAGCAAAATGTATTACAATGCAGACCAGACTTGCCAAATGGATTTGTGCTAAAACGATACCCAGATAATCGTGATGGCAAGGACCTTGTTGATGGTGGAAGTCAGACGAAGGTTGTGAATCCTAGTAACTTTGTAGAAAACCTTGCCAAGACAGACCCAAACTATGCAGCAGAATCTCTTATAGCATTTAACAATCTTACAACAATAGAAATTCTAGAGGTGTCAAGAAGCAACAATGTTAGTGTAGACTCTACAAGTCTAAATCCTAATATCTTAGATATAGTAAGTGTTGTAAATACATTTTCACCAACTGAAATAATTAAACTGCAAACAACTCTGGACACATTCTTTAGTCCATTTGAGGAAAACTTGTCCGAAAACTCCTTTGACATAACAACAATTCCTGGAATTGCAGAGGTCAAAATTCCTCAAAAAAATGATAGCAACCTAGCCAAGACCCAGATTCAAGTTTTGGCTCCAAAAAAGATTCATCGTGATACAATATATATATGATTACAAATACTGGAACAGACATTATTGGCAAGTATCTTATTGGGCACACAGCCTCTTACGCATCTCATTTGGCGTTTGGTTCAGGTCCAGAGCCATTAGGAACATCGGATACATTCGGAGACTATTCTACAAAAACATCTCTAGACTTTGAAACGTTCAGGGTTCCAATTACTTCTAGGTCTTTGGTGGTTGAAGACGGTATTACAAAGGTAATCCTGACAGCAGAATTACCAACAACAGGCAGATACGAAATAACAGAGATTGGTGTTTTCCCATCAGAAGTTAATCCAGTAGTCACAGGACTAGATAGCCAAACACTTTACTCATTTCTTGTAGGAGAGGCTTGGAAGTATGTTACTCCATCAGACACAATCGATGTGCCTATAGTTTTGGAAGATACAACAAATGACAATAACGATATAGTTGTTGTAGAAAAAGCATTTTTTACAAATGCCGATAGCCCAATCTTTGACAGTCTTTTAAATCCAGATAGGATTTCAAGACATGAGCGACCAAGATTTTTGGATAGTACATTATTTTTATGTGGAGACACCTCGGACCTAACAGCAGATGGCTCAGATATGACAATTGGAACTGACCCAAACTATATTAATCTATCAGTAAATCCAGTTCTTTTAGACAAGAATTCTACAGAGGACGAACTGAGACTTGCGTTTTCAATTGTAAATAAAGATGGTATAGCAAGTACAGATGTTCCTAGCAACACAAAAATTCTTGTTCGTTTTTCAAACACACTTGAGGCAGGGGCAGAATACTCAAGTTTTGCTATAAACCTAAACAAAAAAGTAACTATTTCAGGAACTCCAACTGGTAGCACAAACATAACAATTGCAACATCATCTGCACATGGCATTAGCGTTGGAGATACAGTTGTAATTTCTGGAACAACCCCTGTTGGATATAATGGAACTTGGACCGCCCAAACAGGAACAACTGCATCAACACTTGTTGTAAATATAGGCTCTAACCCAGGAGCAATAACTGTTGCAGGAACCGTTGCTGGTCAAGACTTTATAAACAATAGATATGTTGTTGCAAAAAAGAAAATAAAAGATTTGTACAAGACTTCAAACTTTAACTGGGCTGACGTTAGATTTGCAGAAGTTTATTTCTGTGCAAACAATGGCGGTGCTGGAAACAGTGATTTTTATCTAGCACTAGATGCACTTAAACTAGAAAACGTATCCTCTTTCAATCCTGTCTATGGTCTAACAGCATATACTGTAACTAAGACATCAGACTCTTTGCCAATTGTAAAATCTAGCAATACATCAAACTTTATAGAATTTAAATATGCCATAGGTGTTTCGTGATGAGCGACACAACCCCTGGCTCTACATTCAATATATTTGAAGACTCAAAGGCAGTAATCGAAGACAACTCCTCCGAACTAGTTTATTTTTTTAGATACAATGTTGTGTCCGATGAAGGCGATGTTGTGACAGAATGGTCAACAATTAATCAATTAAACAAGAACAATATTGTAGATGTTTTAGATGGATTTCAATCAACATATTCAATTAGTTCGGTGGAGTCTGGTGGGGTAGGAATAAATACAAAATGGACAGTTCCAGATTCATTTATAATAAAACAATTAGACATATACTTTGCATGGTCTTGGGACTCTAATCCATTAACAGCAGTATTTACAGATTTTGAGTATACTGACACTGTTACCTCTAATAACTACTATATAGATATTCCTAAAAACGAATCTAACGTAAAGGCTAAGTTTGTTAAGGTCACTGTTCAAGTTCCTACAAACATTAAGGCTGTAAACACAAATGCTAGACTGTTTTTGAGCACAGCAACATCCACCCTACCAGTCCTAGACGCTGGAACGATTGTGTGATATAATTAACTCATGGCTGCGATTCCTGATATAACAACAAACACACTAGTTGACCAAACACTTTTGGCTAATATGGTAAGTGCTATTAATGATAATGCTGACAAGATTACCAGGTCATCATCTAGAATATACAACACAACTACCGACAAACAGGTCACTTCTTATGTTGGAAGTTTTACTTTGGCAACTAATCAGATAGTTGTTGAGCACAAACTAGACCCAAACAACACTACTGTAGAGAGCCAGCCATTTGTTTTTGGACAGACCTTTCTTGCTCCCCCATTGGTTTTTGCAACTGTTGAAGCAACGGTAACTGAGGGAACTAACTCAGCAGTGTACAAGAATGGTCATTCTGTAACTATAACTAATCCATCTACAACAGGGGCTACAGCACACCTCACAGTATTTAAGGGTGGCAAGAAAGATGCTAAAGTAACCTTTAAAATATCTATCTTGGCAATCGGACTATCTCTACAGTAAAATGGCTGCTCAAACTATGGAAGAGTACAACTCTTCACCTGTAATTCCAGGGAACAAAAAGGTATGGTATCTTAACGGAGACCTTGTTCGTGTATACCATATGAATAACTCTAATGGCATAATGTCTGTTTATAACATTATAAAAGACCAGATTGAAAGTTGTTTAGTTAGTGATTTTAAGAAGAACAGAGAACGAGCATACACCGTAGGACAGACTGCAGCCCTCGTAAACAGGCACAAGAAGTATATGCCAGCATTAATGCTAAAAGGTGTTATTCCCTTCCCTATGGGGTCACAGAAGGGCGGAGAGAGGGGCTGGCAGGTCCGTTCTTACTATTCTGAATCACAAGTAAGGGAAATTCGTGATATACTAGCATCCTACCACCACGGTAGACCAAGAAAAGATAAACTAATAACCAACGATGTAACACCTACAAAACAAGAGTTGACAAGACGTATGGGCGATGGTATACTGGTTTATACAAAGACAGAAGATGGCAGATTTGTGCCAATCTGGAATGAATCAATTTAATGTTCTTGAAAGGACACAGGGTATGAATAACGATGAGACTAAGGTTACAGTTGGGCTAGGCTATACGCTCAATCTAGGTAACTTCCAATCACTTCGCATTGACCTATCGGTATCAGATAGTAAGCGTAATGGAGAAACAACTGGCGAAGCCTTTGAGCGTGTATATGCGTTTGTTGAGCAGAAACTATCTGAAAAAGTCAAGGAATCTCTAGAAGAGGCTGACAATAAGTAATGGCTGAACGCAAAGACCGCATGGCTTTGCTTAGTCGCTACAGTAAATTACATACTGCAAAGTACCAAGAAAAGCCATCCCTAAATTTAAACGTAGAACAGTGGGCAGCAGATGCTCTAATTGCATCTTATGGTATGCCCGAATGCTACGACCTACTAGAATACTACTTTGATGCATCCGAGAATCCATCATGGAAATACTTTGCGAATTATGCTGACAAGATTATTGAGGCTAGAAAGCAATTCCAACAAGACAATAAAGAACGTGCAGAACGTAGACTAAAAGCGAAGGAATGGTTGAATGAGTAACGTAGAATCAAAACTAATATCTGCTGTATTGGCAGACAAACAAGTACATGTATTGCTACAGGCAAACGTGGACAACATCTTAAGAACCCACAATGACATCTGGACATTCATTCGAAACTATTCAGAAGCAAATGGAACTGTTCCACCAACATCATTGGTTATTGATAAGTTCCGTGACTTCATTCCAGTAGATGGTGTAGGTGCTACCAAGTATCACCTAGAAGAACTACAGGCTGAGTTCTTGAATGACAGTCTCAAGGATGTTCTAAGAACAACAGCAACAGAAGTACAGGCAGGTCAGGGCACCAAGGCTCTAGAAGACTTGATTCAGAAAACATCAGAACTAAAGAAGAACACTGCTGTTATCCGTGATATCGATGCTACTGACATTGATTCTGCTGTTGCATACTTTGAAAATCTTGCTAGACAGAATGAACTAGGCTCTATTGGTATCAAGACTGGTTTGCCAGGATTCGATAACTATCTACCTGCTGGTATTACTCCAGGTCAGTTGGGTGTGTTCCTTGCTTACCCAGGAATTGGTAAGTCTTGGTTTGCTCTTTACATGGCAGTCCAAGCATGGAAAGCAGGAAAGTCTCCACTAATCATTTCTTTGGAAATGTCAGAAACAGAAGTTCGTAACCGTGTGTTTGCTATCATGGGTGAGGGTCTTTGGTCACATCGTAAACTTAGCAATGGTCAGGTAGAGATTGAAGACCTGAAGCGTTGGCACAAGAAAGAACTTGAGGGCAAGCCAGAATTCCACATCATCTCAAATGATGGCGGTGGAGAAGTAACTCCATCAGTTATTCGTGGAAAGATTGACCAGTACAAACCAGACCTAGTTATCGTTGACTACCTACAGTTGATGTCTCCTAACCAGAAGTCTGATAATGAGACTGTTCGTATGAAGAACCTTTCTCGTGAACTAAAGTTGATGGCTATCTCTGAGCAGATGCCAATCATTTCAATCTCTTCTGCTACGCCAGATGACGTTACCAAGTTGGACACAGTTCCTACCTTGGGTCAGACTGCTTGGTCACGCCAGATTGCCTACGATGCTGACTGGGTGCTTGCACTTGGTCGTGCCACTAACTCAGACATCCTTGAGTGCGTATTCCGTAAGAACCGTAATGGATTTATGGGTGAGTTCTTGGTCCAGGTAGACTTTGACAAGGGTTACTATCGTTATAAGGATTTTGAAGATAACTAGTTATAATAGAGTGTGGAGAATATATATCACAGACCTATTAAGAACTTTACGTTTGACGGAATCATTAAGAGTGATGCCGCAATCGGTAGACTTCGCATAGAACTTGTGAGACTCAAAACACTTGAGATGTGTGAATTGGGCTATGTTCAAAGGCTTGACATAGACCCACAATTTACGATAAAATATAATAACGAAAAAGATTACTACGAATTTACATTAACAGTATATGGTACATACATAGGAAAGAATAAAGCATTATGGACACTAGGAATAGACGGAACAGAAATGATTCCTACTCAAAAGAGCAAATTAAGCGAGTTATCGCAGGGTCAGGCATCACAATCGAATCGGAAGTAGATTCTGACTATATCATCTTTTGCCCTTTTCACAACAACTATCGTTCACCTGCTGGAGAAGTAGATAAAAGTTCTGGACTATTCTTTTGTTTTTCTTGTCAACATGTCTGTGGTCTTCCAGAACTAATCATGCACACTTCTGGTCGTACCTACTTTGAAGCGGTACGTTACATCAAGTCTAAAGAAACTGAGACTGACCTTTCTTATCAAATTAATCAAACACTCGTAGAGAAGCCAGACTACATCCCCTATGATGAACTGCAGATTAAAAGATTAAACCAGCAAGCATTAGAATCCCCAAGAGCAACTAGATACTATGATGGTAGATTAATTAATGAGACATCTGTCAAAAAGTTCTTGCTTGGCTTCTCTGAGAAACAAGATATGGTAACTATCCCTGTCCACTCTCCAGATGGAATTCCTGTTGGATTTGTTGGTCGTTCTATTGAGGGCAAGGAGTTCAAGAATACTCCAGGATTGCCAAAGGCAAAAACTTTATTCAATCTACATCGTGTTAAGACTGCTGGCAAAGTCTATGTAGTTGAATCATCATTTGATGCTATCCGTTTAGACCAGTGTGGTTTTCCTGCGGTAGCAACATTGGGTGCAAACGTATCCAATTTTCAAACAGACCTACTTCAGAAGTACTTCAATAACATCATTGTTATTGCTGATAATGATGAGGCTGGCGGTAATATGAAAGATAAGATTGTTGAACGTCTTGGCAATCGTGTTACCGTTGTTAAAATAGATAAACAATATAAGGATATTGGCGATATGTCGGATGAAGCAATTAAAAATATTGACGAATCGTTTGACAAAACTATTGCCAGTATGCTAAACTAGTATACCGCTAAGAAAACATAAGGAGAATATTATGAGCGTAATTAAAGGGCTAAAAG